TTAGTTATACTCCACAGGAGTATTTGTGATAGAGCGATATCTATACATAGAAACCGGTTCATCCTTGTAAAGGGATTCCTTAATCGCTACGAGAATTACATCAGTTCCCCAATTAGCGGTATAGAGAGTCTGGTCGCTCCCATTATAGCCCGCCTGATTGGAGTTTAGATATCCGCCGGGAGCAATCGGGTTGCTAAGTTCACTGGGTGTATAGTCCCAATAATCATGGTTGGGATCACCCAATTGTACTGCGAACGACCATTCACCGTATCGTGCATTACGACCATTGTAATCTCCGTTTCTGGATTTCGAATCATAAATACGGTTACCGTCCAAGTCTTTCGTGCAGTAGTAAACGCAACGATAGCGATCCAGCACCTGCTTGGTGGTATTGTAGCTTTCAACCTCAACAGTAGAGGACGGAGAAACAGGTGTTTCAGAATATGCCGACCATGCACCGTAGGTCTTGTTATATGCAGTCTTAACAGTCACCTCGCATGACGCAGACACTCCGCTTGCAGCTGTAACGGTTATGTAGCAGGTACCGTCTGCCACAGCAGAAACGTTTCCGTTGCCGTCAACACGAGCTATGCCGCTATTAGAAGACGTAAATGTTAGATGCTTGTCCTCGGCATCGGAAGGGCTCACATTAGCTGTCAACATGAAGCCAGTTGAACCACCGACGGTATTGAGCATCTTACTTGTTCTGCTTAAAGAAACAGACTGCACACGAATCGGCGTTCTTTCTGTAACAGGTTCTGTGGCAGGAGTCACAAGAGCTGGATTATAGATATCATCGCGATGAGGATCGATTTCTTCTGCGATGGCAACTACTTCCGTTTTCTCTTCTGTCGTAGGCTGCTCATCCGATCTTTCATCACCATCGTGTCTACCGCCGCCACCATGCGACATTGCGTGTTCTTCAGGAACAGCGTCGAAATGGGCATAGAGAGTGTGTCTGTAAGGAATTGTTACTTTGCTGGTGTCAATTTTCACTCCTCCATCTCTTTCCGTATACCATCCAGAGAAGCCCGTGATAACAAGGTCAAATGCGCCACTGTAAGGTTCGCCATAATGCTCCTCGATGATCGGGCAGGACGAGCCACCAAAATCGTATTCGACCATGATCGGATCAGATACAGGTCGAATAGTGAAGCGCTGTGCATCCGAACAGGAATCATAATCGGATGTCTGAATTACGTCTGCACCTGCTGTCAAACAAGCTGTATCGCTTCCGATTGCATTGAAAATGATAGAACCTGTCTCATCCTGATAGAGGTTATAGCTGCCAGAAATACTCTCATTGGAAACAGTATACCGTCCCGTGCTTTCCTTCACGAAATGCCAAACCTGCTGCTCGGTTCCGTTTTCAGCTTCGAGGTGCATTGCGCCGCCGCCGGAACTCAGGACAGAGCCCCCATTTTCGATAAATGCGTAGAAGTTGTCATAAAGCTCAGGTGTATTGTAATAATCCGACCACTTCGGCTCGTAACGCAGAATGTATTCCCAGTGATGTGTGTACTCGTTGAAAGCACCATAGTCGATTTCATCACCGCTGGAATCACCGCGCACTCCGTCAAAATCTGAATGCGCCCCAACATTCTGTCCACCACCAATGTACATTTCAGTATGACTTTCCTCCAGAAGAAGAATGTCCCCAACCATCAGCTCGTCCGCATTGTCGTGATACTCATAGGCAACAAAGCCGTGATTCGTAAGCTCTCTGAGCATATTGCCAGTATATGTAGCTCCACCGACATCAATGCCAGCATTGCGGTATGCCGCAATCACCAGCCCAGAGCAATCATACTCTCCATCACGCGCATTACCGAATGAATAACCGATGTTGTTGTTGTCAGCAACAGCGCACGCCCAGTTCACAGCATTACGAACTTTAGGGCAAATATCCGCATGAACAACACAGTAGTTGTTATTGCTTTCTGCAGGCTTTTCTGTGTGAGCAATGGCAGTTCCTGTAACCGCAACCACCGATGCGACAACGCCCTCTGCGAGCGCTTTCAAAAGTTTACCCTTACTCATAAGATTTACCTCCTTGATTAAGCTGGTATGGGTTTGTTCTGCACCTGCATTGCTACAGCAGGTGCAGAACCTTTTGGAGCCTTCTTAGCCAAACACTAAGAAATCAGAACCTATAATCCCGTTCTTTAGTCTTTGACATAAACATCCTCTGTGCCATAAACCTCGCTGCCTTTCCAGCCCTCGATTGCAGCGTAGTAGCGACCGTTGGATTTTTCAGAGAGTTCATAGATCTGATGCCAGTTATAGTCGGAAGAATCGGCAGGATCACGATTACCGAGGAATGATGCCTTAATGTAATCTCCGACACGGCAGTTTTTCAGTTCAGTCCACATGGTTTGATTTCTCCTTTCTCAACTCTTGTAGTTCAGAATAACCTGTCCGCTATTATAGATAGTGTAGTGACAGGTGACGGTCTTAACAGTCGGAAAGCTCCATTTCCAGATGCTGATCGACGGATTCGAACCCCAGCAAGTATCAACATTAATGTAGGAGCCACCGTGATAAGAAACGTACCATCCCTTTGCAGGATAGCCGCACGAGTCCTGATACACGGAATACAACGTGATACTGCCATCGTTGTTGACGTTAAAAGAGAAAGTATCCTTTGCATAAATCATTCCGCTTGTCGAAACCGGATAGCAGGTTCTCGAATAGTATCCGGGATGTGCGCCGGTGTGTCTGCCTCCACCGCTTGCTGCGTTTGCGGGCATTGCGCCGACAGTCATGCATACCATGAGCATGATGGCAGAAATGAGTATCGTCAGTGTCTTCTTAGATCTGATAATAACCTTTTTCATTTTATGTACCTCCAATACATATAGTCGTTTTTAGCTGATATAACATCAGCAGCCGATGACGTGCTTAGCCGCCCAATAGACGACAAGGAAAGTGATGAACCCTGAAACGCCCATCGTTGTATCCTCCTTTCATATATTTTAGGTTGCCACCATAAATGGGCATTCTCACCTCTTCTTTCCGAATAATCTTATGCGCGAATAGTACCTTTATCAGTTGACATAAGTCGCCTTTTTTGTTATAATAAGGAGTAAGAAGCCACATATGTCTTCCTTATCTACTACCATTGTATCAGACTTTCGCACAAAAAAATATTGTATCACACCGGTTTTTGAGGAGAAATCTGGAAAGCTGCTAATTGCTATGCTTTTTGATTTCTCTTTCTATATATTATTCTACCAGACCTTTACAATAAAGGATATTGTGCTACACCAAGTTACATCGCAAAACTTGGTGCAATAACGTGGACAACATATTGTAGACTGTGTTATAATTACTTTGAAAACAAACGAAGGGATGTGTCTATATGAAAACTATTCTTATTCCGTGTTTTTGCCCTGCAAGTTTTAATGAGGCATTCTATGGCACTGAAACAATACCACAGGATGAAAGAAAAGTTCTTTTTCACCATCTGTTTTTTGACAAGCATCCAAACAGAATGGATTCATTGCTTCGGACAATACTGCAAGGGCAGACCGGAGATGATTACACTTTTCTTGCTAATACTTGTGTAGAAAGAAGAGGAAGTGTTAATTACCGTAATCCCAGAATCATTTCATATCTTATTGACTGCCTGACACAGAACGACTCAGAACAATTTTATTTGTACCTTTACAGAATAGACTCAATCTGGCGGGACAATACAACCTCCAAAAGCAGAACTATGAAAAGTATACTTAGAGAGTTCTTCAGGACAGATAATAATGCCTCAAGGTACGCCCAATGTTTGTCGTTTCTTGCTGATGGTCTTGACGAAGTTGAAGATGTACGCAGGTATTTCTCCTACATCGGCACTTTTAATGAAGTAAAGCCTTCCTATGCATATGCTCTGATGGTTCTCTGGACGGTATTGAACGTTAATGTTGTGTTTTTGTTAAGGCAGATAGAACGCATCATTATTTATAAAGATGATCCGACAAATACCTACGACCATAATAAAAGATACATTATCAAATCCGCTTTAAATGACAACCTATTTATCAGCGTACAAAAGACCAGAGAGCCACTAAGTGATGGCGAAGGATTTACACATGAACGTGAAATGCTGTTTTCTGTAAATTCTGGCAAATTTCATGTTCCCACATCAGTCTTTCGCATTGTTAAGTGTTCTGTCTACGATCGCCATCGTGGAGACACTCCAAGCGAAACGAATACGGAAACTGCCTTGATAAACGAAAAAGAAGCCGCTAAGCTGCTTAAATTAGCTCAGAAATACCTCAAGGCTGGTGTTCCAGATTTAGCGGCAAGCATCCTTCCGCAAAAAACTGAACCATACTACATTATGGTTGGGAACAAGTTCCTTACTTATGGCTCGTGGTTCAGCCAGACAAGAGTTGTGTTGAGGGAACACCGGGAAAGTCGTTCCAGATGGAGCTTTACAAAGTCACCCAATATTGTGGGCATATTCAACCGAGGACAAGCAATAAACATGTTTGCGTTGGATATCCCAAACGGGGCTCAAAGTGTTCCAAGCGTCATGTGGTGCTTCCTTTCCTTCTCACAGGCTGCCCAGCGATTCTGCATACATGAAGTTATAGATTGGCGGAGCATTCATGAAGAAAGAAACAGATAAAAAAGCATTAGCTCTGGGGGCAGTATCTGCTATTATGGTTTTTCTCTTTGGTTTTATGACCATGCTTATCCTATATAGCATCTGGAGAAAAGCCAATCCATCTTCTCCGTTACCCGGTCTCTTTTATTATAAAGCAGCCGCAATAGGAGATCCGATATGTTTACCACTTATAATAGGAGTACTGATTTTTCATAATTGCAGCCAAAAGTCAATAAAAAGCACTGGTAAAGCAAGCATAGTACTCGGTGTTATTGCATTTATTGTGGGCACATCAATTCAGGCTGAATGGCTGATAAATGATAACACCGGTCTGAATTGGTCGCTTCCTGAGCCGCATCAATTTAATCTCGGTGGTTGGTACCACGCAATATTCTTTGTAGTTATCATTACTGGGATTATTTTCCTATTCACAGAATATACATGGTATTCAAAAATACGCCCTACAATAATTACAGATTTCATATTGTACTTTTCGGTGATCTTCTTTGCTCTTCTACATTATATTGATGACTACATAAATCGAGATAAGCCTATTTCTTCGCTTTCTTTTGCTGCTTGTCTATTTATAGCAATATGCTGTATATTCAAGACAATTCAAAATTGCAAATTAAAAAATCACAGTGTTTTTACCTATCCTCCTATTATAGTAAGCGGAGCATTAGCATACTTAATCAGCCTAACTCAAATATAAAAAAGACACTCCATTCCTGTGGAGTGTCTATTTCTTTCAAATATCTTATTTCAGTTTAACGCAAATCATGAATGTAATGATATATAAGGTCTCCCCAAGTGAAAATGCTTTTTTATAGTATGCATTTACAACTCGGGGAGTCTTGTCTTTATTCTGTTGTATTCGTTGCCGGCTGACATGGACTGCTGCCTACAGGCGAAAAGCTGTATACATTTGTGATCGTCACGGGATCCTTCCCCTCGAAATTGCCTTTGCAGGCTACAATGAGAACATTGCCGGGTACGAGATCACCATTATAGATACCGGGATCATAGGCTTCCATGCTGAGCCTGTATCTAACATCTTTCTTGATTTGAGGGAAACGATCGGGCGGGGTATCTGTTTTCACGATGACAAAGCCATCGTCTGTTACCTCATCAACAGTCGCCATCAATGGTTCGTTCTTCTGCTTTTTTGAAAGCATAATATGTACAATTCCTGCGGAAATCTGCCGTTTTTCTTCTGTACATTTAGCCGCTTGATAATATTCGCTAAAAGAGTTAATATGTACACAACGGAAGGGCAAAGCCCACCGAAAACAACGAAAAGCGGAGGAAAAAACAATGATCAGCTACGGATTGGCAAAGGCAAGAGCAATGGCAGGAAGAGATGACTGGAACGAGCGCGAGGCGATCAGAAGCGCAACGATCCTTTGGTACGACACCGAGGACGAGGGCTACGAACTGGAAATTGAGAACGAGGACGAGCTTGACGCAGAGGACTTCAGGGCTTGGGTTGAGGAGAACGCCGACAGCCTTGCGCAGGAGGACGCAGCCGCAAACGGCACGACCTTCGAGGGCATCGAGGGGATCGAGTACGAAACCGAATGGATCGACGACGATGCCCTTTTCGACGAAGACTACGCAGCAGCCTGCGAAAGCGAATGGGAATGGATGACCGGCAGATAAGCCGGTCGCCCCACCGGGGCGGCACAGCGCCGCCCTGTAGCGGGGATGCAGGAAGGAACGCACACGAATGCCCCGGCACTTCAAGCCCCACACGGCGCAACTGTGTTCATTTGTGAGCAAGGCATAATATGTACAAATCCTGCGAAAATACGCCTTTTCTGATCTGTAGTTTTAGCCGCTTGATATATATTCCGAAAAGAGTTAATATGTGTACAACGGAAGGGCAAACGCCCCGCCGAATACAACAAACGGAGGATTCCACCATGAACTTTTTTGAAACTGAGCTGAAGAAAATGACCGCAAAGGTCGCCGCGCTGAAGAACCCCAAGCTGGTCGGCAGAGCGTGCATTGCCCGCCTGACGGAGACCACGACGGTGAAGGCAGCCTTCACAACGCTTGGGGTTGCAGAAAACTACCCTGCGATCCGGATCACGGTTCTGAACCGCAGCGAGGGCAAGATCGACGAGATTGTCATCCGCTTCAGCGACCACTGGGCAGGCAAAGACACGATTCACGCATGGACATACCGCGGAGAAAGCGAATGGTACAACTACCACCCCGCCACAGCAGACTACACCAAGATTGCAAAAGCGATCACCGACTACCTTGAGAACTTCGCCGACTGAAAAACGAGCCGCCCTTCTTCGGAGGGGCGGCATCTCGAAAGGAGTGCATACATGGATAACGAAACAAGAAAAGCTCTGGAGCAGATCGCAATGGAAGAAAGCCTTGTGCTTGCGGAGCGCGGCGGGCTGGACTTCCGGGGCATCGACAACGACCTCGCTGAGGTCAGCATTATGACGCTCCGCATGATGCTGGCAAGAGCCTACGAGCTGGGCAGGAACAGCAACCCCTGACTTTCGCCACGTTCACCCGTGTGGGGGCTTACGGCTTTCCTGCGGATAACTTGCCTTACGCAGAAAGCCGCCCCACACGGCGCGTTCTGGCGCGTTTTACGGCAAAGCATATTGTACACAACAAACCACCAAATATAGCCCGAAATGATCGTGATCACTCACTATTGCTATATGTGCGAAACAGAGTTATACTGTTTACAACGGAACGGGATACCGAGCCGAAAATTACGAAAGAACGAGGTAAACACGATGTGGACACAGGGCGTTATCAACTATAAGGGGAAGGCTTACCGCTACAGCGTAAAGCACTTCGAGGAGCCGAGCGTTTTTGGGTACGAGGAGGGCAGAGCCTCGAAAATCTGGATCCAGCGGGACGGCATCGAGGTTTTCAACTTCGACCGGGGCATGGACAGAGAGCCGGCAGACGCAGATACCAAGGCAGTCCTTCAGATGCTCCTCGACAAGTTCAACTGAACAAAACGGACGGCGGGCGGCACCGACAAGCCGCCCCATCGCCCCACGGCAAGGAGGTGAAGCGGATGGGAGCGATCAGTGAGTTATACCGAGGCAGAATCAGCGCACCGACAGACATCAAGGTCAGGGCGGATCAGTACGACGCGCTGAATGCTCGTGCAGATGCACTGCACAGTCAGATTTCAGATGGATTGGCAGCGGACAAGGCGGAAAAATTAGAGGAACTGATTGACATTCATCGTCAGATGGAAGCAATCACATCGTAGGACGGCTACACGAGAGGCTTTCGTGCAGGAGCGAGGCTGATGCTGGATATGCTGAACGGATAAAACATGGTGGATATATACATAGAAAAGGCTTGCTTTATGCAGGCCTTTTTCTTATGCTCAATTTTACGAGGAAGGAGTGATGCGGATGGCTCAAAGAGGCAGAAAACCAAAGCCCACAGCGATCAAGGAACTGGAAGGCAACCCCGGCAAGCGTCCGCTGAATGAGGCAGAGCCGAAACCGGAACGCAAAGCTCCGCCCTGTCCGAAGTGGCTGGAGCCCGAAGCGAAAAAGGAATGGCGCAGACTATCCAAACAGCTCGAAGCGATCGGTGTGCTGACCGAAGTTGATCAGGCGGCATTCGCATCCTATTGTCAGGCATATGCCCGTTGGAAGGAAGCCGAGGAATTCATGACACAGCACGGCACGATCGTGAAAACGAAATCCGGCTACTGGCAGCAGGTCCCGCAGGTCAGTATTGCGCAGACATATCTGAAGATCATGAATAAGATCGCAGAACAGTTCGGACTGACTCCGGCAGCAAGAAGCCGTATCACTGCCGGTGCAGATATGAAGGACGCCGCCGTTGACGATATGGATGCACTTCTGGGAGGCGGCTGATGGCAAGAACAGCAAAAGCAAGAGAAAGACCCGCGAACTATCCGAAACTTACCGACTACCAGCCCACCCGCTTCATGCTGCCGGAATCGCACTACGATGCGGCAAAAGCGGACAGGGCTGTTCGATTTATCGAAAACCTCTGCCATACCAAAGGACGCTGGGCAGGCAAACCGTTCTGGCTCTTGCCGTGGCAGGAGCAGATCATTCGTGACATTTTCGGTGTGGTCAAGGAAGATGACACCCGGCAGTTCCGTACAGCCTATGTTGAGATCCCGAAGAAAAACGGAAAATCGGAGCTTGCGGCGGCAATTGCACTGTATCTGCTTTACGCCGATAACGAGCCGTCTGCCGAAGTCTACGGCGCAGCAGCAGACCGGCAGCAGGCTTCCATCGTGTTTGACGTTGCAAAGCGTATGGTGGAAATGACGCCGGCGCTTCTGAAACGCTCCAAGATCATGGCGGCGACAAAGCGGCTTGTGAATTACTCCAATGTGGGATTCTATCAGGTGCTTTCGGCAGAGGTCGGCACAAAGCATGGTCTGAACGTTTCCGGTCTGGTGCTTGATGAGCTTCACGCGCAGCCGAACCGCAGCCTCGTGGACGTTCTGACAAAAGGCTCCGGAGATGCGAGAACACAGCCGCTGTACTTCCTGATCACCACCGCCGGAACGGACCGAAACAGCATCTGCTACGAATATCACACCAAAGCAAAAGATATTCTGGACGGCAGGCGCATCGATCCTTCCTTCTATCCCGTGATCTACGGACTGAATGATGACGATGACTGGAACGCTGAGGAATCGTGGTATAAGGCGAATCCGTCCCTCGGATACACCATTACCATTGACCGAGTGCGTGATGCGCACCGAGAGGCACTGACGAATCCTGCGGAAGAAAATGTATTCCGTCAACTCCGTTTGGATCAGTGGGTAGGCAGTGCGGTCGCATGGATCCCGGAACACATCTATGACAGAGGCAATCTGCCGATTGATTTGGAATCATTGCGTGGACGGGAATGCTACGCAGGACTTGACCTTTCGAGTACAAGTGACATTACGGCTTTCGTACTGGTATTCCCACCGCTGACTGAGGGCGACAAATACATCGTTGTTCCTCACTTCTGGCTGCCGAGAGAAACCCTTGACCTGCGTGTCCGGCGCGATCATGTGCCATACGATGTTTGGGAACACATGGGCTTGTTTCATGTGACTGAGGGCAATGTGGTGGATTACAATTTCGTGCGGAAAACGATCAATGAGCTGCACATGGTGTATAACATCAAGGAGATTGCAGCCGACCGCTGGAACGCTACACAGCTTATCACAGATCTGATCGGTGATGGATTCACAGTCGTGCCGATGGGCATGGGATTCAAGGATATGTCGCCGCCGATGAAGGAACTGTACAAGCTGCTGCTCGAAGGCAAATTCATCCACGGCGGCAATCCAGTTCTCAGATGGATGGCAGGAAATGTGGTCGCTGAAATGGATGCCGCAGAGAATAATAAACCATCCAAGAAAAAGTCAACAGAAAAAATCGACGGCATTGTCGCATGGATCATGGCACTCGACCGAGTGATCCGCCATGAAATGCAGGGCAGTGTCTATGACGAACCCGATCATGACCTGATTGTTTTATAGGAGGGATGCAGATGGGCTTACTCAACTGGCTCGGCTTCAATAAGCCGAGAGATGCACCGTCACTGCCGGATATCCGGGACAATGTCCGCGATTCCGGTAATCTGTTTGTATTCGGCATGACGCACAGTGGAGAGCGTGTGGATGAACGAACGGCAATGCAGATCGTGACTGTATACGCCTGCGTCAGACTGCTGTCAAATACCATCGCAGGCTTGCCGCTTCATTTATACAGATATACGGGTGCTGGCGAGGATAAGGAACGCGCTACCGATCATCCGCTGTATAAGATACTCTACCGGCAGCCAAATCCCGAAATGAGTTCATTTTCATTCTGGGAAGCGCTGATGTGTCATCTGCTGCTCTGGGGCAATGCCTATGCACAGATCGTCCGGGACGGCAAGAACGAGATCCTCGGTCTGTATCCGTTGCTGCCGGAAAACATGGAGATCGACCGCGATCCGAAGTCCGGCGACCTGTTCTACACTTATCACGCATACACCGATGAAAAGCCCGGTGAGCATGACAAGGATATCATCTTTCAGCGAGATGAGATACTGCACATTCCCGGTCTGGGATTCAACGGACTTGTGGGATTTTCACCCATTGCCATGATGAAAAATGCGCTGGGCGCGGCAATGGCTGTGGAGCGTTACGGCAGTGCCTTCTTCAAAAACGGAGCGCAGCCTGCCGGTGTTCTCGAACATCCGGGCGTACTGAAAAATCCGGAAAAGATCCGTGAAAACTGGACGAGAGTGTATGGCGGTTCCCGCAATGCGCACCGCATCGCCGTTCTCGAAGAAGGAATGCAGTATAAGCCGATTTCATTGCCGCCGGAAGATTCGCAGTTCCTATCCACTCGTGAATTCGATGTGGAGGAAATATGCCGTATGTTTCAGGTTCCGCCCCATCTGGTGCAGGACCTGAAACGCAGCACCTTCAATAACATCGAGCATCAGGGCATTGCGTTCGTTCAGTATTCCCTCATGCCGTGGATCATCCGCATCGAAAAAGGCATCATCAAAGACCTTCTGCTGGAGGAGGAACAGGATGTATATTTCCCGAAATTCAACGTGGACGGTCTGATGCGCGGAGATTATCAGAGCAGAATGAACGCTTATGCGATCGGTGTCGGTAATGGCTTTATGAGCCCGAATGATGTGCGCAGGCTTGAAAACATGGATCTCATTCCCCACGATCTCGGCGGTGATGATTATTACCTCAACGGCAGCTATAACAAGCTGCAGGATGCAGGTGCCGCCTACGACCTGAACGAGCCGGAGGAAGATGGCACTGAGGAACAGACAGATACAGAAAACACACCGGAAGAAGAAACCGATGACCGTTTCCTGCGTAAGAAACGCAGGAAGAAAGTACGAAACGGAGGGATTTAAATGCCGAAATTCTGGGACTATATTCACGATGACAGCGGCGGCAGAGTGCTACGCCTGGAGGGACCAATCGACTCGGATTCCTTCTGGGGTGACGAGATCACGCCGCAGGATTTCAGAGATGAGCTGTATGCCGAGGACGGCGACCTCACGCTCTGGATCAATTCGCCGGGCGGTAACGTCTTCGCCGCTGCGGAGATCTACACAATGATCCGTGACTATCCGCACAATGTCACTGTCAGAATTGCAAGTATCGCGGCTTCTGCTGCGAGTGTGATTGCAATGGCAGGCAATACTGTGCAGATGTCTCCCACCGCACTTCTCATGATCCATGACCCGTCCACCATTGCTTTCGGCAATGCCAAGGACATGGAAAAGGCCATTGCAACGCTGAATGAGGTCAAGGAGAGCATTATCAACGCATATGCTGCAAAGACGGGCCTCAGCCGAAACCGCATCAGCAAGCTCATGTCGGACGAAACATGGATCAATGCGAAAAAGGCGGTCGAGCTGGGCTTTGCGGATGAGATTCTCTTTGATGAAAAGAAGCCCGAACCGGACAAGAAGGAGGATGAGCCTGACGATCCAGAAGAGCCTGAGAAGCCCGATCAGGAAGGCGGTGACGATGAGGGCGATGAAAAGAAAGAGACCGAAAAGAAGCCGTTCAAGCTGGACACCGGCGATGCCCTTTGGGAGTACAGTACCCGTGTCATGGGACAGACCATCCTGGGAAAGATCACAGCTTCCGCAGCACCCGAAGGCACAGAGCCGCCCGATGACGGCAAAGCAGATGATGCACAGAAACCTTCCGAGGAAGGGCTGACCGCACCGACAGTTACAGTGCCGGATATGCCTGTGATCGGCATGGACGGCAAAACAGCAGACGGCTCGATGCCGTATGAAATTCTGAAACAGCAGCTTGCATTCATGAGATAAGACACATCTCACAAGCAGGCTGTATTTTTATGACCGCCGGAGTTTTACCTCCGGAGAAATGGAGAAAAAGATATGAGCAAGATCATGGAACTTCGCAGCAAGCGTAATACCCTGTGGGAGCAGACAAAGGCGTTCCTCGAAAAGCACCGTGGTGAGAACGGTCTCGTGGAGGCTTCCGCAGTGGAACAGTACAACAAAATGGCCGGTGAGGTGCAGGCACTCGGCGCTGAGATCGAGCGTCTGGAACAGCAGGCAGCCCTCGATGCGGCACTTTCCGCTCCGACCAGCAAGCCTGTCACCAACGCTCCCGGTACCAAGACCACGCCGCCCACAAACCCTACCGCGACCGATGAGTACAAGAGTGCCTTCTGGGATATGATTCGCAACAAGGGTGATCAGCTTGCAGTCCGCAACGCACTCTCTGTCGGTGAGGACACCGAGGGCGGCTACACTGTCCCTGACGAGTTCGAGCGCCGTCTGATTCAGGCACTGGAGGAGAACAACATCTTCCGCCAGATGGCGACTGTCATCAAGACCAACAGCGGCACCCGCAAGATTCCTATCGCCAACGATACGATGGAGGCACAGTGGATCGATGAGGGCGAGGAGATCCCGGAGACTGACACCAGATTCGGTCAGACGACCCTCTCCGCATACAAGCTCGGCACGATGATCAAGATCAGCAACGAGCTTCTGCACGATTCCGCCTTCGACCTCGCATCGTATATCGCCGCGCGTTTTGGCGTAGCGATGGGCAACGCCGAGGAGCGTGCCTTCTTCACCGGCGACGGCGACAAGAAGCCCCTCGGCATTCTCGATGAGACCGGCGGCGCAGAACTTGGTGTTACTGCGGCATCCCAGACTGCGATCACCTTTGACGAGGTGTTCGACCTCTACTACAGCCTCAAGAGCCCCTACCGCCGTAACGCGCAGTTCGTCTGCAACGAGACCATCCTGCTTCAGCTCATGAAGCTGAAGGACAAGAACGACAACTACCTCTGGAAGCCCAGTCTCGACATCGCAAAGCCGGATACACTGCTCGGCAGACCGATCCGCACTTCCTCCTTCATGCCCGGTATCGCAAAGGGCGAGCGTGTGCTTCTCTTCGGTGACATGAAGAATTACTGGGTCGCTGATCGTCAGAATCGCACCTTCCGCCGTCTCAACGAGCTGTATGCCCGCACCGATCAGGTCGGCTTCCTCACCACACAGCGTGTGGACGGTCGTCTCATCCTGCCGGAGTCTGTGAAGGTTCTCAAGATGGCAGGCACCAAGTCCAACACCACGGGTGGCGGCACGACTGGCGGTAACACCGGCGGCAACGGCTGATAAGAACGGAGGGCAGATAAGTGAATTTGATCTCACTGCCTGAAACAAAAAATTACCTCCGTGTTGACCACTGTGAGGATGACAAGCTCATCCTCACTCTGATCGATACGGCGCAGCGGCTCGTGATGGATGTGGGGCGCATGAATGAAAAGCAGTTAGCGGAAAATGAGGAAACCTCCCGGCAGGCTATGCTGTATACTGTTTCTTACCTCTATGAAAACCGCAATACTGCTGATTATCATGCGCTGACGCTGACACTCAGGGCGCTGTTATTCGCACAGAGGGAGGGCATCGTCTGATGGAGATCGGGAAACTGAATCAGCGGATCGCCATCCTCGAAAATCATGTCAAAAAAGATGCGATCGGAAATCACAAAGCCCGGTGGGAGGAGGTTTTCTCTCTCTGGGCTTCTGTGACGGTATCCAATACCGTGGGCGGTGCAACTGAGGAGACCAATACCGGAGTGACCAGAGAGATACAAAAGATCGAGGTCATTATCCGGCAGACTCCGCAGACAAAGCGCATGGCATCGACTGCGTACAAGATCCGTTTTGATGGGATCGACTACGACATCAAGGGCATTGTGCCGAATTATCAGACGCAGGACTATATGAAGCTGATCTGCGAATCACGAAGGGCTGGTGCAAAGGATGACATCTATTGACGATATGGCTGCGGAGATCATGGAGGGCTTGTCGGAGTACGCAGAGCTTGCGGATACAGCAATGAAAAAAGCAGTCCGCAAGACTGCGACTGCCGTCAAAAACGAGATCTCTGCAAACGCCCCTGTGAAATCCGGACGTTATAAGCGTAGCTGGACGACCAAGAAAACCAAGGAAAACAGCCACACGCTGGAAATGACCGTCCACAGCAAAGACCGCTATCAGATCGCACATCTGCTTGAACACGGTCATGCAAAGCGCGGCGGCGGTCGTGTGGATGCTATCCCGCATATCGCTCCTGCCGAAGCAAACGGCGCAGATATGCTCGAAACACTCATCAAAAAGGAGTTATCGTGACCTACGAAGAGATCAACGAAATGATGCAGGAGATCGGGCTGCCCTTTGCGTATCATCACTTCGCAGAGGGTGAAAGTCCGGAGCCTCCGTTCACGCTGTTCCTGTCGCCCGGCGAGGACACCTTTTCCGCAGATAATTTGATGTATCACAGCTTCAAAGAGCTGCACATCGAGCTTTATACGGATGAGAAATCGCCGGATACGGAACAGCGTGTGGAGGACGTCCTCTTGCAGCACAACATTTATTACACAAAATCTGAGGTATGGATTGAGTCGGAACGGCTCTATGAAGTCCTCTATATCATGGAGGTATGAATATGGCACTTCAGAAAAACAAGGTCAAGTTCGGTCTGAACAAAGTTCACTGGGCAAAGATCACGGCATGGAGCGATGAGGGTGTGCCGACATTCGCAACGCCTGTGCGTCTGCCCGGTGCTGTTTCGCTGAGCATTGACGCAAACGGCGAAAACGAGAACTTTTACGCAGATAACTGCGTGTACTACGTCATCAACAACAACGCAGGCTATGATGGTGACCTCGAAGTTGCTCTCATCACCACGGACTTTGCAACCGCAATTCTTGGTGAGCAGCTTGACAGCAAGGGTGTCCTTGTGGAGCGCAACGATGCGGAGACTTCGCAGTTCGCACTCATGTTCGAGTTTGACGGAGACAAGAACCACATTCGTCATGTGCTGTACTGCTGCTCGGCATCCCGTCCGGCGACTGAGGGTGAGACCACTGAGGAGAGCAAGAGCGTCAAGACGGAGACACTCAGCCTCAAGGCAACGGCGCTCCCGTCCGGTCTGGTGAAGTCCAAGACCTGTGAGTCTACGGATGAGACCACTTACAACAACTGGTACAATTCCGTGTATATCCCGACCGCTGCGACCACCAACAACAGCACCGGCACACGCTCTGCATCTACAACCAAGAGCGGTACAGCCGCATCTACTACTACTGACTGATTCGGAGGAGAATGAATATGGCTATCAAGAAAATCATCACTGTTGACGGTATCGAGGTCCCTTTCAAGGCGAGCGCAACACTGCCTCGCCTCTACCGTGCCAAGTTCCGCAAGGATATCTTCAAGGATTTCGCCGCCCTGAAAGACTCCGTGGACGAGAGCGATGAGGAGAATTCCGGCCTTGGCATCGAGAGCCTTGAGGTGTTCGAGAACATCGCATGGACGATGGCAAAGCACGCCGATCCGGAGAATGTTCCCGACAGTCCGGATGACTGGCTCGAACAGTTCAACTGCTTCTCAATCTACGAGGTACTGCCGCAGCTCTTTGAGCTTTGGGGCATGAATCTGGAGACACAGGCAGAGTCAAAAAAAAATCTCGCCCAGTTGACCGCGAGATGACAACGCCGCTGTTCCTTCTCCGATGTGTGCAGATCGGGCTGACACTCTCCGACCTTGATCTGCTCACCATCGGAATGGTCAACGAAATGTTCATTGAAAAGGATAACGATGAAGCGACCTACGAATATAAAGCGACGCAGGACGATTTCGACCGATTTTAAGCCTATCAGCAGTCTTTTTCGGATAATCTTCGGACTCGTGATTTACTCCTTCGGTGTGTATCTGACAATTTACGCAAACATCGGTCTTGCACCGTGGGACTGCTTTGGCATGGGTATTGCAAAGCATACTCCGCTGAACTACGGCTGTTCTATGGTGCTGATCGGTGTTTGTGCGATTGTGATACAGCTTATCCTGCGAGAGCGTATCGGCTTTGCAACGCTGTTTGATGCTCTGATAAGCGGAAAGCTGACTCAGCTTTTTATCGACATATCCCCGTATCCCGAAAACCACAGCCTGTGGCTCGGCATTGTTTTCATGTTGTTCGGATTCCTGTTTATCACTCTGGGGATGTATGTGTATATGTCCGCTGAATACGGCTGCGGTCCGAAGGACGGACTACTCATCGCAATCGGGAAACGGATGCCGAAGATACCAATCGGCGTAGTTGAGATGCTCCTGTGGACAGTGGTTACACTGATCGGCTGGCTGCTCGGTGGCACTGTCGGAATCGGCACTGTCATATCCACCTTCGGCGCAGGTGCTGTGATGCATCTGTTTTACACTGTGATTCATTTCGAGCCGAGAAAACTGCGGCATAGGAGTATAAAAGAGACATTTTCTATTCTGTTTGACTGGGGGTGATACCGTATGGCAGGCAGAATCAAGGGCATTACCGTTGAAATCAACGGTGATACCACGAAATTATCCAAAGCACTGCAAAGTGTGGATAAGAATATCAAAAACACGCAGACGCAGCTCAAAGATGTCGAAAAGCTGCTGAAACTCGACCCGACCAATACAGAACTGCTTGCTCAGAAACAAAAGCTGCTCGGTCAGGCAGTGCAGGATACCAAGACACGACTGGATGCACTGAAAAATGCAAGCGAACAGGCTGCAAAAACCAAGGACAACTACGACTCGTGGAAAGCGAAATATGACCCAATCAAGCAGAAAATCACCGAGACCGAAGCCAAGCTGAAAGACCTCAAGGAACAGGCAAAAACCGCGGATGAACAGCTTGCCAAGGGTGAGATCTCGCAGGAGAAATACGATGCACTGCAAAGGGAGATCAAGGAAACGACAGATGAACTGTCCGGTCTGAAACAGCAGGCTAAGGATGTATCTGACGAGTTCGGAAATCCGATCAGTCCTGAACAGTATGATTCCCTGCAGCGTGAGATCGTCGAGACCGAGCAGGAGCTTCAGAATCTGCAAACCGAAGCAGAAAAGTCGCATACAGCACTGGTAAAGCTCGGTGAAGCAGGCGCCTCTCTCGAAAAAGCCGGTGACAAGATCGCAACCGTCGGTACGAATCTGACGAAATATGTCACTGTGCCGATTCTTGGAGTTGGAACTGCTGCCGTGAAAACGACAGCGGATTTTGATGCATCTATAAGCAAGGTCGCTGCTGTATCCGGTGCGACCGGCGAGGATTTTGATGCCCTGCGTGCAAAAGCTCGTGAGATGGGTTCTCAGACAAAATTCTCCGCATCGGAAGCTGCTGACGCCATGAACTATATGGCAATGGCAGGCTGGAAGACCGAGGATATGCTGAACGGTGTCGAGGGTATCATGAACCTTGCTGCCGCATCCGGTGAAGACCTCGCAACCACATCGGATATTGTCACGGATGCACTGACGGCGCTCGGTATGACAGCCGGAGACTCCGCACATTTCGCAGACATCCTTGCAGCGGCATCGAGTAATGCCAATACCAATGTGGCTCTCATGGGTGAGAGTTTCAAGTATGTTGCACCTGTTGCGGGTGCGATGGGTGCATCTGCGGAAGACTTGTCCATTGCACTCGGTCTGATGGCAAACAGCGGTATCAAGGGCAGTCAGGCTGGTAACTCTCTGAAAAATGCTCTGGTCAATCTCACGAAACCGACCAAACAGCAAGCGGCGGCGATGCAGCAGCTCGGCTTTATCAGTACTGAGACCATTCAGAAAATTGACTTTACCAAGGTCGAAAAGGCGGAACAGGCTGTCGAGGATGCGACTATTTCTCTTGACAGCGCACAGATCAAGCTGAATGATGCAATCAGCAAATACGGCGAGGGCAGCTCACAGGCAGAACTTGCAAGTAACAACTACGAAAAGGCGCAGCTCAAACTCGCACGAGCGCAGGAGACACTTGCCAGAGAACAGGAAGGTGTCTCCAAGGAAATCATGGGTGCTAATACGCTCATGACCGATGCCGATGGTAATATGCGGTCACTCGGAGATATCATGGGTACGCTCCGTGAGAAAATGGGCAAGGTCAATGTGGAACTGACAGATGCAGAGGGCAATGCCCGTGATTTCGACGACATTGTTGCAGAGCTGTCCACGACTACTGAGGGACTTGCACAGGCGGAGCAGATGCAGGCGGCGGCAGCCATTTTCGGCAAGCAGAATATGTCCGGTATGCTTGCTATCATCAACGCAAGTGAGGAGGACTACAACAAGCTGACCGATGCAATCTACGGCTGTGAAGGTTCTGCAAAGGGCATGGCGGAAACCATGCAGGACAACCTCGCGGGTCAGATCACGATTCTGAAATCGCAGTTACAGGAACTTGCTATCAGTTTTGGCGATATTCTTATGCCAGCTATCCGTGCAATCGTCAACAAGATTCAGGCGTTTGTGGATAAGCTCAACGCAATGGATCCGGCTGTCAAGGAAACCATTGTCAAGGTCGCATTGGTAGCGGCGGCACTGGGACCTCTTCTTGTGGTGATCGGTAAAACCATGATCGGTGTCGGCAAGCTGATGCAGCTTATTTCTAATCTCCCGACTATCATCGCAGGTGCGAAATCTGCGTTTGCAGCATTCAGCGGAGCTATCGGCGGTATCTCCGCACCCGTAGTCGCTGTCATTGCGGTCATTGCCGCTCTGGTGGCGGCTTTTGTGCATTTGTGGCGTACCAATGAGGACTTCCGCAACAAGATCACTGCGATCTGGGAGCAGATCAAGAGTATTTTTTCCGGCTTCTGTCAGGGCATTGTTGACCGTATCAACGCACTAGGCTTCGATTTCAAAAACATCGGCGAAGTCATCAAGGCTGTATGGGACGGGCTCTGCAAATTTCTGAAACCGATCTTTGAGGGAACTTTTCAGCAGATCGCAAACATCTTCAAAGCGGTGACGGATATTATCCTGAATCTTCTTGATGTATTTATCGGCATCTTCACGGGAGACTGGGATAAGGTATGGAACGGTATCAAGGGTATTTTTGTGGCGGCTTGGAACTTCCTAAAGGATACGCTGAAAAACTACCTCAATGTACTGTGTAATATCTTCGGCACAGACCTTGAAACGGTCAAGCAGTTCTGGATCGATGTATGGAATGCGATCAATAACTTTTTCGTCAATCTCTGGAATAATATCACCGGCTTTATTTCCGGTGTGCTGAACGGCATCAAAAACTTTTTTGTATCTGTCTGGACAGCAATCCGTGACTTTTTTGTCGGTATCTGGACTGCGATTTACAACAGCGTATCTGAGAAGATCAATCTCATCAAAGCTGTTATCGAGTTCGTATGGAACGCCATTCATACAGCAATCAGCACGGTGCTGAATGCGATCTGGTCGGTTATCACGACTGTATGGCAGACCATTTATGATTTCATCTCTCCGCTGCTGGATGCTTTCAGGTATCTGTTTGAAACGATTTTTGAAGCGATCCATGTGATCATCTCCCGTGTTATGGACTGGATACACGAAAAGATCACAACCACATGGGAGACCATTAAGGCGGTAGTAACGATTGTACTGGAAGGAATCCGGACATTTTTTGAAACGATCTGGAACGCAATCTCAACAACTGTCAGCACGGTAATGGATACCATTTCCAACTTGATCTCAACCGTGTGGAATGCGATCTCCGGCTTTATCTCTGGTATTCTCAATGCGATCTGGTCGGTTGTATCTTCCATTTGGAATAGCATCAGCGCACACATTTCCGCTGTTCTGAATGCCATTTATTCTGTGGTGAGCAGTATCTGGAACGCTATCAGCGGTTTTATCAGCAGTATTCTGAACACAATTTTTGCGACAGTCGCAAATATCTGGAACAGCATCAAAAATACAGTATCCAATGTGATGAATGCCATCAAGACCACGGTCTCGAATATCTGGGAGAATGTGAAGTCTGCTGTATCTCAGAAGATCACTGCGATCAAGACAACGATTGTCAGCGGCTTCAACGCGGCGGTCAGCTTCATTAAAAACCTCGCATCCGAGGCTTTCTCATGGGGTGCTGACATCATCAACGGTATTGTGAACGGCATTAAGGGCTGTATCAACAAGGTTGCAGACGCTGTAAAGGGTGTTGCAAACAAGATCAAATCCTTCCTGCATTTCTCTGTTCCGGATGAGGGGCCTCTCGCCGATTTCGAGAGCTGGATGCCTGACTTCATGCAGGGACTTGCAGACGGTATCAATGAGAACGCAGGTGTTGTCGGAGATGCAGTCAACGGCTTTGCAGGCAATCTTGCGGAAACGATCAGCACTGTTATCAGAAACGCTCTGTCCAATGTTGTTACAGCGGTACAGGGCTTCATGGAACAGGTCTTTGATACCGTGAAAACGGTCTGGGCAAATGCAAACTCGGCTATTGATACAACGATGTCTCAGATCAAAAGCGGTATCACTTCCGGCTGGAAGGCTGTAGTATCTGTGGTCACTACTGCACTCGACAACATCAAAAAGGTCATCACCACAACATGGAAGGCTGCTGCATCTGTTATTGAGGCCGCATTGAACGGTATCAAAAAGATCGTGACAGCGGTCTGGACAGCAATGAAAACGCTCATCAATACCGGACAGCTTGACATCAAAAATGTGATCTCAACAACATGGAATGCTGCGAAAGATGTGATAAACACAGTTCTGAACGGTATCAAATCCGTAGTGCAGTCTGTCTGGAATGCTATGCCCGAAATTGTGCGGAACCCGATGAACCAAGTTAAGGACGCAGTGCTGTCTATCTGGGATAATATCCGGAACGGTATCGGTGACAGGCTCGGCGGTGTGCGTGATGCAGTCAGCAATGCAATGAGAGCAGTCTATGATGCGGTCATGGATAAGGTTAACAGCTCGTGGTCGTGGGGACGTGACCTCATGCAGAACCTTATCAACGGTCTGAACTATATGCTCGGCAATCTCATTAACACTGTTGCGGATGTAGCACGGGCAATCAGCGACTATCTGCACTTCTCTGTTCCTGATAAGGGACCTCTGACGGAATTTGAAAGCTGGATGCCTGACTTCATGAAGGGGCTGGCAGATGGTATCAACAAGAGCAAAAAGTATGTCGAGAAGGCAATCTCCGGTGTGGCGGACGCTATGACCATTGCGATGAATTCAGACTTCAATGTGGATATGTCCGGTGTGACCGGCGCAATGGTAGGCGCGGGCGGCACGACTGTGGTCAACAACTACAATAACGACAACAGCCGCACAGTGAATCAGACCAACAATAGTCCGAAATCACTGTCACGGCTGGAGATCTATCGTCAGACGCGCAATGCGCTGAATGTGTGAGTATATGAGGTGGGAACGATCCTGCCTCTATACTTATTTTTTGAGTTTCAAACCATCCTTGAATGCTTCGCCAACTCTGCCACCAACTTTGTAATATCCATGTGTATACGGATCGAAAGCAATAGCACCGACAGCATCAATATCAACTTTCTCGTCCTTCATAACGGTCTCATCTACACTGACATTGACAACCTTGCCGATCACGCCAAGACCGTAAGCACTGTCCTGATACTCAATGAATTCGCATTCCATTACAATCGGGAAGTCAGTAAGAACAGGAGCATCAACAAACTCAGATTTTACGGCTGTAAGTCCAGTAGCAGCAAGCTTATCAGGAGTGTTCTTACCGGAAACAACGCCAAAGTAATCAGCTTCAACAACGTGCTTTGCATCAGCAATTGCAACAGTGAAGCTCTTTTTCTTCTTGATGTTTGCAACAGTATGATGTGTTTCGGTCAGGTTCAGTGCAACGATGTCTCTCTCAACCATTGTTCCCCATGCAGCATTCATCACATTGACTGTGCCGTCTTCATTGTATGTTGCAATCAGAAGAACAGGCATCGGGAAAATCGCTTCTGTTGTTTTGATATTCTTTCTCATAGTCGTGCTCCTTAATATAAATATTTAGTGGGATGTACTGATACCCACTGTTATTATTATACATCAATCTAATTGAAAAAGCAAGGAGGCGATACAATGTTTTTCAGCCTTATCTTAGAAAATGCAGCCGGTGACCAAATCGACATGACGGCTACAGCAAATCAATATATGACCTCACAGATAGAGGGATTATCGCCTCCGCCCGGTACGATCAGCACCTCATCCTATGCAGGTATGGACGGCAGCTACCTTAATAACGCCTTCATCGAGAAGAGGAATGTGGTCATCCATTTTGAAATGCGCGGTGTGGGCGTAGAAAAGCGCCGTCATCAGCTTTACAAGGTGGTGAAACCGAGCAGATATGTCAAGGTTTACTACAAGACCGCAGGCATAGATGTGTTCACTGAGGGCTATGTGGAAACCTGCGAAGTCAGCAACTTCGAGCAGCTTGTCACCGGGCAGATCTCTATTCTCTGTCCGGATATCTACTGGTACTCCACGGAATCCGTCATGGCGTACTATTCGCAGATCACGGGCGCTTTTACGTTCCCGTTCCCGACCGAGAGCAACCCGGAACCTTTTGTACTGGGCAAATTCAACACGCAGAACATCATGGAGATCATCAACGACGGCGACGAAATAGGCTTTACCTTGCAGATAGAAGCCCTTGAAGACGCCAGATCACCCACGCTGTACAATGCGGATACAGACGAATACTTGCAGATCACGGGCGATATTCTCGCAGGTGATATTATTACCGTAACAACAAAGACAGGTCATAAGACGGTCACGCTTGACCGCGGCGGAGTGAAAACCAACATCATCAACCGCCTTGTTTCCGGCTCAACATGGTTGACGCTGCGTGAGGGTAAAAACCGCTTCTATCTGCGTGGAACAGGTCTGCAAAATCTGAAAGTGACCATCGTCCACACAAACGCTTATCTGGGGGTGTGATATATGCAGATTGAAGTTTACAGAATGGACGCTGATGCAGACAGTCTGACGATCACCCTCGAAGCAGTATGTGACAGCTTCTCCTCACTCTTGTGGGACATTGAATACTACCAGTGCGGCAGCTTTGAGGTGTATATCGCAGCCAACCCGGAAAACCTTTCGATTTTTCAGACCGGGCGCATTGTCGGCCGAGATGATGACAGTCAGCATTTCGGAATTATTGAATCGGTGCAGATAGACACTGATGCCGAGAACGGCGACTACCTGACAGTGCGGGGGCGCTTCCTCATGTGCCTGCTGGAGCGCCGCATCATTCACCCGACATACAATGTCACAGCACAGAAGCCATACAGCGATATCATCCGTGAAGTCGTTACACAAAATACGATGCTATCGGATAACCGCCGCATTCCCGGCTTATCACTCGGCGCAGTATCGGGTTCTTGCTGGGAACAGACCACAACGCTGCAAGTATCCTATGAAAACCTGATGGAATGGTTATACACAATCTGCGAGAAGATCGGCGGCACTGCAAATATAAGGCTTGTGAAGGATATCGGTGAGACTTATAAAATGATGCTTGACCTTGCAGAAGGCACTGACCGAAGTCTGATGCAGGAGGATAATCCACATATTATCTTTTCGGATGCTTACAGTAATCTGCTGTCTTTCTCCTTCGCTTCGGACACTGCAATCACACGCAATTTCGCCTATATCTACGGTCACGGCGAGGGCGCGGAGCGCAAGAATACCACATACTGTGTGGATACTGAGCCAACCTATCTCGACCGATATGAGCTATATGTAGACGCAAAGGACATTTCCGAGGAGGAACAGGTCGAGAGCGAGACTGTGCCGATTCCCGAAGAACAGTATATCGCACTGCTGAAAACCCGCGGCTCTGAAAAACTGGTCGATCCCAAAACCGCATCAGAATCCGAAATTGCAGCTGACAGTACGCAGTATGTGTATAACCGTGATTATTTCGTTGGTGACTATGTGACCGTAGAACATAAGCGTTTCGGAATGATCCAACCGAAAGTGCAGCTTATTGGCATGATCGAAGCATTTGACCAGAACGGGCGCAGCCTGACACCGACATTTAAGGAGTGATTTTTATGGCTTTTTCAAGCGGATTTTTCAATTCAAAAGGTCTTGACCGCACCTATACTGCGGAGAATTTCTGTGACTACCTCGGCAGCATCATCTGCAACGGCATTCAGGACAATTACGGTGACTGTTTCAAACTGACAGCCGCATCTTCCGGGCTGAAGGTCACAGTCGGCAGGGGTAAGGCATGGATCAACGGGCATTATTTCATCAACGATGCCCGATATTCCATTGACCTTTCCGAATATATGGACGAGTCCCTGCCGAGATATGTTGGCATTGCGATCTATCTGGACACCACAGAAGCCGTCCGCAGCGTGACGCTGAAGCTGTTTTCCGGAACGCCTGCCGAGAGTCCGCAGCTTCCGTCTATCCCGCAGGACGCTGACCATGTGCGCCTGCTGATGTATGCCGTGCGCCTGAATCCGGGTGCGACTGAACTGACGGAGCGTGACTGGTACGACTACCGTGAGGACAGGAACGTCTGCGGCTATTGCAGGTGTATCCTCGGCAAATGCAAGGTGACGGATATGTTGGCACAGCTTGCGCAGATCACGGCGGAGATTCAGGGATACAATGACACCGTCGCCGAGCTGACCAACAAGGTCGATACGCTTCAGACGGAGGTCGATGACATCATCGGCGGCATCGTGGAGATCGGCTCCTGCGGTGAGAACATCCACTATGTTCTGTACGAGAACGGAAAGCTCCTGCTGCACGGAACCGGTGAGACTTACAACTACGAAATCGGGCAGTCTCCTTTCTGGGAGAATGAGGACATCAGAAGCCTTGTGGTATCGGACGGCATCACCAAAATCGGAAACAGCTTGTTTGAACGCTGCAAGAGTATGGCATCGGCAAGTTTTCCGACAAGCCTTACAGAAATCGGTGAGCGTGCGTTCTTTATGTATAATCAGGGTGGAATTACTTCGTTGAGTATTCCGCCATCCGTCACAACACTTGGTGAAAAGGCTTTTGTACACTTTAATGGCACAACGGTTACACTTCCTGCAACGCTGACAACCCTCGGAACTTATCTTTTTATGGATTCCAGCACACTTACCTCCGCCCGTGTGGAATGTGAGGAAGTTCCCGGATTCTGCTTCGTGGGAACGCCTTTACAGAGCCTGACTCTCAGCAACAACGTGAAAAAACTCGGCTCTCACATGATAAACTACACTCCGCTGCATGAACTGACTTATGAAGGCAGTCTCGACGACTGGGCGGCTGTAACTAAGGGCGGCAACTGGGATAACAACAGCGGTCAGGACGATCCGCACGGACTTGACAGAGTGCAGTGTCTGGACGGATATATGGAATATGACCGTGAGAACAGAGAATGGAAGGTAGGCGAAGAATAATGTGGAAATTCCTTGTAAAGAATCAGAGCATTGAGATCGTGGAGCGAGAGATTCTTGCAGACCATCAGATCCAGTATGTGCAGTTCAAATTCACATTTGACGGCGACTGGAAGCGTTTTCACAAGGTCGTGCAGTTCTCACAGTGCGATGAAGTGTATTCCGTTGTGCTCGGCACAGAGGGAACAACCTTGTACCTGCCTGCGGAGCTTCACGCAGGTGCGGTGAAAATGGCAGTGTTCGGCTATGATACGGAATCAGATACGACTGTGAGGGCGACAACTGTTCCTGTGACACTGAATATCCGTGAATCCGGATTTGAAGGAGATGAACCGCCTATCCCGCCGACACCGGATCTGTATACGCAGCTTCTGAAGCGTATCGAGGACGCTGAACACGGTCTTGACGGTAAGAGTGCCTATGAGATTGCTGTGGAACACGGCTATGTCGGCACCGAGGAGGAGTGGCTGGCATCCCTGCACGGCAAGGACGGCATTACACCGGATATGTCGGAATACCCGAAAACCTCCGAGGTCACGACCATTATCGAGCGTGAGATCGCACCTGTTGCGGAGGAATCACACACACACGATAACAAGGCAACGCTCGATGCAATTACGCCGGAACTGTTCTCTGACCTTTCTGGTTTGCAGCAGTTTGAGGATAGCACAACCTATGAGCTTCAGACACTGACTGAAGCTGTGGAGAATCTCAGACCGAGCACGCACACGCATAATAACAAAGCTGTGCTTGATCGCATTACTGAAGCAATGATCGATGTAATTGCAGAATATCCGCCCTTTGAGGACTGGACGAGGGAGCAGATCCACACGCTGTTTGAAATGGTCAACAATTTCAGCAACACAGCCCATACCCACGAAAACAAGGTCACTCTCGATGCCCTGACACCGGAACTTTTCTCTGATCTCGCAGGCTTGCAGCAGTTTGAGGACAGTGCGCAGTATGACATCCAGACGATCAATGAGGCGCTCCTGACGCTGAATGCACAGCGGCACACACATGACAACAAGGCTGTACTGGATACCATTACGGAACAGTATATGCGTGATCAGGCAGCATTTCAGGCATCTACCGCAGGCGCACTTCATGGACTTTCTACAGGACTGAGCGAGGTTTCGGCACAGGCACATTCCCATGCCAATAAAGCTGTTCTGGACGGCATTACTCAGGAAATGCTTGATGACATGGCTTCTATTGCAACGGTGATCGGACAGGCACACTGGCATCATAACCTCACAACGCTCAACTCCATCACGGAATCCCATGTGAGCAGATGGAACGAAGCATACACCGCAGCAATGAATCTGAATGAGCGTGTGGGTGTCAATGAGGGCGTGTTCGAGCGTTTCAAGACGGAAATTCTCTATGATATGCAGGGGGCAAAGACCTCTATCACGGATATTTACACCCGCCTTGAAGCTGTTGAAACTGCACTCTCCGGCGTAGAGGAGGTACTTTCAAATATCGTGGAGGTGACAGCATGAGTATCGGAAACTATCTGACGGCTCTCGATGAGCAGAGGGATCAGCTTGCTCGTAATCTGACTACTATGGGCGTGCAGGCATCGGAGACCGAAAAGCTGAATACCCTCGTACCGAAGGTGCTGCAAATTCCGCAGGCAAAGCCGGATGTCACGCTGTTCAGGGCTTCTATTGACACGCTCCATGACTACGGTGAAAAGATCTACACCTTCTACAATGACGGCTACCGCAGTCTCTCCGGCTTCACAGAATCGTATCAGCATTTCTGCTGTGAGGAGAACGGCTATGCGATCTACTACAATCAGCCGGATTTCAATTGGGGACAAACCATTTATACGATGTGTGTTGAGCCTGTTCACATCAGTCCTTCCAACAAGATCATGATGAGCTATAAGTCGGGGGCTACGGATATTGGCGAGATGTGGCTTGTGCCGAAAAACAATGATACACTTTCTCCGGCGGATACCGCAAGATATATCTACGAGGCTATCCAGAATAATCAGGCAGTTTCTGTGCCGTTCGGCTGGCTCGGCACTGTGGGCAATTATATCAATGTGCTGCATGAATGCAGTGGTATCAGTTCTGGAGAGTACTATCTTGCATGGAAAGCGATCACCGATAATACCAGCCCGATGATCCGTTCCGTAAAGGTAGTGGATGTGACGATTTGAGAGAGGATGATTCAATGAAAGAAAATATCTGTACTGCCGCCGGGGTGATCGGCGGCTTTTTTGCGGCGCTGCTCGGAGGGTGGGATTCAGCATTGGCAACACTCATCATCTTCATGGCAATCGACTTCACAACCGGACTGATTACAGCATCTATGGGCAGAAGCAAGCACAGCAAGACCGGCAGACTCAGTTCCAAAGCAGGATGGGTCGGGCTTGCAAAGAAGTTCTGCATTCTGCTCATGGTTGTGGTCGCTGTCCGCATGGACATTATGATCGGTACCACCTATATCCGTGATGCAACCTGCATCGGCTTCTGTGTGAATGAGCTGCTTTCCATTATTGAAAATACGAGTCTAATGGGAATCCCGTATCCGCCTGCGATCAAGAAGGCTATCGAGGTGCTTCAGAAGCGAGCATCGCATATTGATGACGAGATTCAGGAAATGATCGATGATATGGAGGACGGAAAAAAGTAATGCAGCCGATCACTCGACTGCATTACAAAGGAGATGGTGTATTATAGATTGATCTTGAAATCAGGCGAACCTTCACCGTTGACAGTGAAGTATGCCACTCCCTCTTCGGGCTTGACATAAACACGGAATTCTGTTACAGCCTTACGCTTATGAGTGGACTTGTATGCCTTATATGCCTTAGCTGCGATATCGCTGATGTCAAACTCCGCATCCCCAAGCTGAAGCGTGGTGATAAGAACGGGCTCCGACTTTTTGTCAGCCTTCTTCGCTCTGGGCTTGCGTGTTTTCTTTTCAGGTGTTTCAGCGACAGGGGCTTCAGTGACAGTCTCAGCAATCAGCTCTGCGATGACCGGAGCAGTTTCAGCGACAGCTTCGGCTTTCTTTGCCGCTGGCTTTCGGCCGCGCTTTTTGGCAGGGGCTTTGACAGCAGGTGCATCAACGGCTGCTGTTTCTGCAACAGATTCTACAACTTCGGCTGCTGTAATCGGAGTGGTCTTAGCGACTGCTTCGACAGTGGCTTTTTTCTTGCGTGTTGTTTTCTTTGCAGTTTCGGTTTTCGGGCTTGCAGGTTTTCTTGGCATTGTTCATGCACCTCCGTGTTTTTTCTAATTATAGCATTAGTATACCGTTTTTGTCAAGCCGTAATCAGCGATTTTACGCAGAAAGGAAAAGAAAATGAACAAGAAATATGAGTACTCGGATACCACACAGCTTTCCCCGCATTTTAACGCAAAAGAGTTCCGATGCAAGTGCGGTAAGGAACATGAGTTCAGTATCTCCGATGAACTGATTGAAAAGCTCGAAAAGCTGTATGCCGCCCTCAACTGTTCCAAGATCATCGTGACTTCCGGCTTCAGATGTTCCGCTCACGATAAGGCAGTAAAGGGCAGCGGAACCGGACAGCATACACTCGGCAATGCCGCTGACATCTGCTGTTACGGGCAGGACGGTCAGCCGATTTCATCTAAGGTTGTCTGCTGTAAGGCGCAGGATATCGGTTTTCGAGGCATCGCTAATATTACCGCCGCTTACCAGTACACACACGTCGATGTGCGTCCGAACGGCAAGTGGTACGGCGATGAAGTGCATGGCAACAGCACTGTGACCGACGACTTCTATAAGTACTTCGGGGGTGAGGATATGAAGGGCATTGATGTAAGTGTACACAACGGAAATATCGACTGGGATAAGGTCAAATCTGACGGCATCGATTTCGCCATTATCCGTGCCGGCTACGGCAGGCTTGCTTCGCAGAAGGACGAGAAGTTCGAGCAGAACTACGCAGGGGCAAAAGCTGTCGGTCTGCCTATCGGTGCGTACTGGTACAGCTATGCTATGACCCCGGAGGAAGCAGAACTGGAAGCAGATGTGTTCCTGTCTGTTATCAAGGGAAAGCAGTTCGAGATGCCCGTCTATTTCGACCTTGAGGAAAAGAAGCAGTTCGACCTCGGCAAGGAACAGGTCTCCGCGATCATGCGAGCCTTCCTTAAAAAGGTTGAGAGCGCCGGCTATTTTGTCGGTCTGTACGGCTCTGCATCCTCTTTGACCACGCATACCGCCGATGATATCAAGTCGTGGTACACGATCTGGCTGGCGCACTGGGTCGATGAGACCAATTACAGCGGCGCATACGGCATCTGGCAGCATTCTGAGAAGGGACGTGTAAACGGTATCAACGGCAATGTGGATCTGGATATCTGCTACAAGGATTTCCCGACCATTATCAAGGGCAAGGGTCTGAACGGCTGGGGGAAAACTCCTGTGCCTACACCTGACAAATCCGATGATAAGCAGGACAGCACCGTGACAGCTACCATCAAAATCGGCAACGACACCTACAAGGGCACGCTTATGAAGGAGTAAAACAATAGGGCAGAGGTAGTTCTCTGCCCGGTACATAGTGTGGTAAATCGAAATACGATTTACAAAACCATCAGCAATGTTCCCGCCCCGATCAGGATGCACCCTATCACTGACTTTACTGTGAAATCTTCATGTAAAAATATGAATGCCAGTACAAGCGTAATGACTACGGACAGTTTATCAACCGGAACGACTTTTGAAGCTTCTCCCATTTGTAAAGCCTTGTAATAGCAAAGCCATGAAGCACCAGTAGCCAAACCAGACAAGATAAGGAAAATCCAGCTTTTCCGGCTGATATCTTTTATTCCCGCTTGCTGATTCGTAATAAATACCATTCCCCAAGCCATGACAACAACGACCATTGTACGGATGGCAGTGGCAAGATTGGACTCAACGCCTTTAATTCCAACTTTTGCCAATATCGATGTCAGTGCAGCAAAAATCGCTGAACCCAATGCAAGCCAAAACCACATCTCTATACCTCCTGCAATACAGAATCCATCTTTGACGTCTGTTATAATTTTGATCCTTCCTTTTATCAGGTCCTTATATTATTATAAACAAACCAAGAAACATTAACGCACCCGCTATATTTCCTTTTGCGGGAAGTTTAGTAGGCAGCAAAATTATCATAAGAGGTAATGTGTTTAGTACGCACGCCCACTGCGGGAGTGATGTTTTTCCCGTTATAACCATAATGAACAGAGTGAAAACAAATGCCGCTAACCCCAGATATCCAACTACCATAGTTGCTATTGTCTTTTTCTGAAATTCCAATGCCGCATCTCTTGCTTCATCTGTTCTTCCAAGTCTCACATATAACCATTCAACCAAACCACATATAATATGGTGTACAACTATAGAAATCAGAAATACAACGGCTGAAATATACATAACAGCAGATGCCGTATCTGAGTATTGCTCCATCCATCTGCTCAGTGCTAAATAGCCAAAGCCAAATGCTGTAATAGCATATACGCCCAACATAATGGAAAGCAGTGACCATCTGACAGGATAGTCTTTGAATACTTCTCTCATCTTCTCGGGAGACTTCAACGCTCCTTTCAGATCTAACCGCCCATTAGGAGAATAACTTAATAGGCAATCACAAATACCGCATAAAACGTGTCCGATAAAAGCTATTAATAAAACTGTTTTCATACTTCTATTACCTCGTTCTAATCAATTCCTCCATAACTTTCGTTTTGAAAGGCGGACCAATTCCGACTTCGTTTTCATTATACATCCGATCCCGGAAAAAGTCAATGTGCTATGCCCACATAGCCATCAGGCACAAAAACTCCCCGGAACTGCTCAAAACGAACAGCTCCGGGGAGCATTATTTCGGAATCATATCTTTGCGAGGTATTATCCCTCAATTGCAATATACTTGTGATTCTCCAGCTTCTTAGGCTCTGCCTTCGGAACGCAAATGTTCAGAACACCGTCCTCAAACTTTGCCTTCACATCGGCTTCTGTAACAGTATCACCGATATAGAAGCTTCTCTGCATTGCACCGGCGTAACGCTCCTGACGGATCAGCTTGCCCTTCTTAGTCTTTTCGTCCTTGTCAAGACCCTTTGCGGCACTGACAGTCAGATAACCGTTCTGAAGCTCAAGATTAATCTGGTCTTTCTTGAAGCCCGGCAGGTCGATAACGATCTCATAGTGGTCATCATGCTCATGGACATCCGTCTTCATAACCTGTGCAGCGTGCTTGCCGTACAGCTTCTTCTCCACGTCTCTGCCGAAGTCAGGGAATCTGAAGAAATCATCGAATAAGTTTTCACCGAAAATGCTAGGATACAACATAGGTCAGTCCTCCTTTTACTCGTCACATTGTTTCCATTGCTTCGAGCAAGGGGACGGAGGGTTCAGCACCCGGATCCTTTGGTGCTTCTCTGTTCCTTTGTTCTGATTATATTATAGCACTCTGAATTAGCACTGTCAAGGGGAGAGTGCTAATTTTCACACAGGTTTCATATTTTTGACCGAAATGTCACATTGAATTTAAGGGAGGTATGCTATGGATCAGCAGAAAATCATTGACGAAGTGAACTACCACAAAGCACAGGCCATTACAGAATCCCTTTACAAAAGCGGACTTATTTCCTTTGACGAGTATGACAAATTGACGCAGTTAAACAGGCAGTCTTTCTCTCCCCTTTTTGTGGATCTATTGCCGAAAACACTTGATTTATCAGGAAGTCAGAGCTAATATAGATACCAACAAAAGGAGGTATTTCCATGAACATTCGAGTGATCGAAGCGCAGAAGCCGAGTGTAAAAAAGAAGAAACTGCGGGTTGCAGCCTACTGCCGCGTTTCTACGGATAATACGGATCAGCTGGAGAGCCTTGAAACGCAGAAGTCACATTATGAATCACTGATTCAGCTTCATACGGAATGGGAAAATGCCGGACTGTACTATGATACCGGAATAACCGGTACAAAAGCAGACATCCGTGAAGGACTTCAGAATCTGCTGACAGCCTGCCGCATTGGAAAAGTGGACCTTATCCTCGTAAAGTCTATCAGCAGATTATCCCGTAATACAACGGACTGCCTGTCAATTGTGCGGGAACTGATCAATATTGGTGTGACGATCTTCTTTGAAAAGGAAAACATCAATACAGCCGAAATGGAGAGCGAACTGATCCTTTCCATTCTCAGCAGTATGGCCGAGGAAGAATCCGCTTCCATATCCAAAAATGAGAAATGGTCCGTACAGCGCAGAATGGCTGCTGGCATTTATAAGATGCCCTATGTCCCCTATGGCTATCAGCGTGACAATAACGGAGATATGATCATTGAGCCGAATGAAGCAGGTGTTGTCCGATATATTTTCAACGCTGTTCTCGCCGGACAAGGCACGGATGCAATAGCGGCTGCTTTATCAGATCAGCATATTCCTACAAGAAAAGGCGGAAACTGGTCCGGCTCGACTGTGAGGGATATCATTGCAAACGAAAAGTATACCGGAGATGCACTGTTTCAGAAAACATATACAGACGATACATTTCGCCGGCATAATAATCACGGTGAGGTCAAAACATATCTTGTTTCCGAACATCATGAGCCGATTATCAGCCGTGAAACCTATGAACGGGCAAATACCCTCATCAGACAGCGGAGCAAGGAAAAGGGCATTGTGAAAGAAAATGGCAAATATCAGAACCGCTTCGCATTTTCCGGTAGGATCATCTGTGGGATATGCGGCGGCAAGTATAAGCGTCGGATCCACAGTCACGGTGCTGAAATTGCGTGGGTCTGCAATACACATATAGAGGATATCCGAAGATGTTCCGCTAAATATGTGCGTGACGATGTACTGAAAGCTGCATTTATCACTATGCTCAATAAGCTTATTTTCAGCCGCAAAATGATACTCAGACCCCTGTATGAAGCCATCAGGTCAGACAGTACTGACGAAAGCATTCAGAGAATGCAGGAGCTTCAGAAGCTGATAGAAAAGAACACAGAGAAAAAGAATACACTCCGTCAGCTTCGTGCGCAGTCGATCATTGATAATGTAATGTACAATCAGGAACTGAATCTGCTGAGAAAGGCCTCAGATGATTACCGGAATGAGCTTGCAGTTCTCAGCTGTTATACCTCAGCTGAAGCACATGAGGTCACGGAACTGGAAAAACTCCTGCGATTTGCAGAATCTGCTCCGATCATTGAACAGTTCGATGACGAGCTGTTTCAGACATTTGTGGATCATATCGTTGTATATGGCAGGGACTGCATCGAGTTCAAGCTGAAATGCGGTCTCACACTGAAGGAGGCAATCTGATGGGACATACGCCGTATGGCTACAGAATTGAAAACGGTGCTGCGGTAATAAATGAAGCCGAAGCTGACTGCGTCAGACAGATCTTCGATAACTATATCAGCGGAATGAGCCTGAGAGAAGCAGCCAGTGCCGCCGGACATCCGCTCGTTCACAGCAGCGTTAAGCGAATACTAAGCCGTGAGTGCTATTGCGGTGATGATTTTTACCCTGCAATTATTGATGCAGCAGTATTTCACAGAGCGAATAGAGAACTGAAACAGCGTGCTGATAATAAGAACCAGACAGGTAAAACAAGAAGAATAATACCAAAGCCTGAAACGGAGTTCACGTTCTCTCCCCCACAGACACAGTATGACGATCCGTACAGACAAGCCGAGTACCTTTACGGGCTCATAGAAAGTAAGGTGGTCAAATGCCAAAAGTAACCGAGATCCCGGCCAAAAAACAGGTCGGAAGCCTCGCAAAGAAGAAAGAAACCCGAAAGCTGCGCGTCGCCGCCTACTGCCGTGTATCGACTGATTACGAAGAACAGGCATCGAGCTATCAAATGCAGATACAGCATTATACCGATGTGATCGAAAAAAATCCGGACTGGGTGCTTGCGGGTATATTTGCAGACGACGGAATCAGTGCGACCTCGACAAAGCACAGAGAGCAGTTCAATAAGATGATACAGGACTGCAAGGATGGTAAGATCGATATGATCATTACAAAATCGATCAGCCGCTTTGCCCGCAATACTGTGGACTGCCTGAACTATATCCGTGAGCTTAAGGCTCTGAATATCCCGATCTACTTTGAAAAGGAATCTATCAATACGATGGATGCAAAGGGAGAAGTTCTCCTGACGATTATGGCATCTTTGGCACAGCAGGAATCCGAATCGCTCAGTCAGAATGTAACAATCGGTATTAAGCATCGTTTTCAGCAGGGGAAGGTCATGGTCAACGCAAATTGTTTTCTCGGATACGATAAGGATGAAGACGGTCACCTGGTCGTAAATCCCGAACAGGCGGAGATCGTCAAGCGTATATTCCGTGAGTATCTGGAAGGCGCAAGCTGTCAGCAGATCGCAAGAGGGCTGGAGCATGACGGCGTTCTGACTGCCAGAGGAAACAAGAAATGGTATGACAGTGCGATCAGGCGCATCCTTGAAAATGAAAAATATATGGGTGATGCGCTTCTGCAGAAAACATATACCGTGGACTTTCTCAAAAAGAAACGCTCCAGGAATAATGGCGATGTTCCGCAATACTATGTTGAAGATGACCATGAAGCGATCATCCCGAAGGAACTGTTCATGAAGGTGCAGGAAGAAATGTCACGGAGAGGTTCCCAGGTCGATTGTAAAGGCAGAAAGCGTGGATTCAGCTCCAACCACTGCTTCACAGGACTGATCTTCTGTGCCGAATGCGGTGAGCAGTTCCGCAGGATCCACTGGAACAACCGCGGATGCAAGTCCGTTGTGTGGAGATGTATTACAAGACTGGATAAAACAGGTGACTGCGGCGCACGAACCGTATACGAGACGGAACTGAAAAACGCCTTTGTAGATGCCCTGAATAATCTTATATCCGACAGCGACTCCTATCTCCCGATCCTTCAGAATAATATTGCTTCTGTGCTTATGATGGGAAATCCCGAATCGGCAGAAAGCATTCAGGCGAGGATCAATGAGCTGCAGCAGATCATTATAAACAAGGCTAGCCGGCAGGAGGATTACGATTCAGAAGCAAAGGAAGTCCTCCGCCTGCGTGAGCAGAAAGAGAGCGCTATGCAGAATGATACTTCCAGAAACGAAAATCTGGACCGCATCAGAGAACTGCAGAAGTTCATCACTTCACAGCCCGATGAGATAACCGAGTTTGATGAAACCCTTGTCCGGCATCTGCTTGCCAAGGTGACGGTATTCGACCAGAAGCTGGTATTTGAATTCAAATCGGGAGTGAGTGTTGAAATTGAAAACTGAATATAGCTCTTTCCCCTCCTCCGGTATAATGATAACCGGCGGAGGGGATTTTTTGTTTTACGCCACATCTTCAAAGCACTCAGGATTATCTGTCGGATTTACATTCAGCTGATAGGAGTATGTGTTATCATCATTGGCTGTGCAGTCCAAGAGCTTCAGCATGGTGAACTGATGCAGGATCCCGCTCACATGAGATGAGCTGTAATCAAGCTGTGCGACCACCATATCTGCGGAAAAGAGTCCATCGCCGAAGATATCATACAATGCAGAAAGTGTATATTTCTGTGCTGACCTGAGTTTCATACCGGAGGGGTCAATTTCAGTCCTGATCATATATTCACGGCTGCTGACCTTCTCTAAAAGTCCAAGCTGCGCGGCAAAGCGCATATCAACATTCCATTTTGACAGCTCTCCCTCTGCCGAATAGTCATCCTTTGTGACATTACCCTTTGCAAGACACTTGCGGATGATTCTGGCAATCCTTCGGTCTTTCTGAGAAGAACCCGAGTTTTCGAGCTCTGCGATCAGATTCATTATCGCATCAGAGTAGCCGATATTCTGCTCCTCTTGTTTCTCATCAATAACAAACCTGTAAACATGGAATCCGTGGAATTCATCCGAACCGGTTCTTGTATTCCTGATCAGCCCCTTTACACGGAATGGACGCAGTGCATTATGTATCATATCATTATCAAGTCCGGTTTCCTTTGATATCTCCTCTGTCTTGAAGGTCAATTTATCCTCTTGCAGATACCTGATAAAAATCTCAGCGACCATTCCCGTCCTTGTGCCATTATTATCAGCGATTTTTCTCAGTTCAGAAATCGTATATTCTACGCCGCTGAGTTCCTGCTGTGCTTCATCGGACAACTCACCCGGCAGTTCGGAATCTGCTGCTTGTTCATCGACTGTACCTGGCACAAATGAAAACTCGAAGAACTGCCGGCGTGTCTTATTCACAGCGTGTCGGATCATCCCGTGAGTGAGATAATAGTGTATCGAATTTCGTGCGCTGACAGTAGAAATATGCAGGTTATGTGCGATTTCAAATGTAGTAAAGCGATACTGCCCTGAATAAATCAGGTTCAGCAGTGCCTGTGCTACATCCTTAGCAGCTCCCAGACCTTCTCTGCTCTTAAATTTCAGCGCAGATATTACATACTCTTTGAAATCAGTGTCCATATCTGCCGTCTCATCCTGCGCACAGGTATCCGGTGTTTCATCTTCAGGCTGTTCTGACTGCCTGAATGCGTAGATATTGCCGACCTTTGACTTCCGCACAGCAATGATCTGCTCAGATGCTTCATATGGCAAAAGCAGCTTGCTGATATATTTTCTGTTGATACCGGTGATGGCTTCCAGATCATGCAGAGTAAACTGTTCGTAGCCCTGTCCCCGGAGTTCATCCAATGCTGCATCCACCATCTCCGCGTTGTGCCTGTGTTTGTTCAGAATTACGGGATTCCCCTTGTTTTTCGCTACCTTCTCATCAGAAACGACCTTCTGAGTAGCAGACAGTGGTTCCGCCGCCATTTGCTGCTCTGCTTCGATCACAGTGTCTGCCTGATGCTGTTTCCTGGCTTTCAGTTCATTAACTGCGGATGATAATGTGACCAGATAATATTCCAGAAAATAGGTCAGGTCAGCACCGTTTTCGACCCGCAGAATATTGGCAATTGCCCGGAAATACTCATAGCTTGTCTGTGCAAGAATGGATGAGATACTGATATTTCCGAAGAAACCATATCCTGCCCTGATCAGGATCACATTAGACAGCAGCCTTGCAAGGCGCTCGTTCCCCTCCGGAAACGGACGGTACGCAAGCACCCATGCCTGTGCCACTGCCGCCTTGATGAGCGGGTGAGTGCCTGTGGTTGTAAGGAAATCCGCAAAACGTTCTGTCTGCTCCGGCAGCATGGCAGCCGGTGGTAACTGTACGCTCTCCCCCTGCATGGACGGAATCTCAATGTTATCTGTCATCCGAAAATCTCCGCTGCCGTTGTCCAGTCCCTCTGTAAGGAAATAAGCAAGATTGTGCAGATAATTGCTGTCTATGGCGTGGTACATATTTTCTGCCGCAAAACCGGCAGCCTGTCTGCTGTTCAGCAGGATCAGTTCCTCTACACTTTCCGGTTCTTCACCGCTTTGCAGGAATTTCATTGCATCCTGCACGGAGATCTGAGCGCCCTCCATAAATCCGGTATAATAGATTTCCTCGATTGTTGATACCGAACTCGTATGCGGCTCCGCAGTGTTTTCCTGTTCCAGAAGTTCTTCCACGATCACCTCGCTTGCGGAGATCATCTTTCTTGTCAGGATATACCAGTATGCATCTCCGTTTACATTTACAAGCGGTAGCTCGATACTGCGCTCACGCCGGCTATGCAGGATCTCTGCCCAGATCACATCGGCATTCTCGCCAAGCGGAATATTGGGAATGATCTCGCTTTTGGAGCTGTATTTTCGATCCAGATATCTGAAAAGGCGCTCTTTATCCATGACAGCCCTCCGTTAAGCGAGCTTGACCCGATTCAGGTCAAAGCAGACCGCTTTGTGACTCGGGAGATATGTGCCGGGGCAAATTCTGCTTTCCATCCCCGCCCATCCCATATTCGTGCGAATATTCTGAAGTAGCTTTCTGCCGCTGATCTCTGTTGAAATGATCGGCATATCCGGCAGAAAGATCGGCTCATCATCCTCCGCACTGCACGCACGGAGGACGAGCTTTCTTTGCTGTGTGTTGATGAGCAGCTGTACCTGCTTCGGTCTTCCGAGCGCATCCAGTGTTGCATCATCAAGCACGAACAGGTCGTTTTTCATATCCATTGTTAATATCATTTATCGTTCCAGCCTTTCTATTCTTGTTCCTCGGATGAGGGCGCTTCTTCCTCTGTGACCTCAGATGCGGTCAGGAATCCGTCGAGGAAATCTACCTTTGTAGACATATCATGTTCCTCAACAGACATTCCGTAGCTGCCGCTCCAGTGCTCCGGCAGCATCGGTGCCGAAACGATACGCTTGCCGTTTTCATCCTTTTTCATCGGCGCAAAACGCTCATCCGCACTGAGGTCGAAAAGATACATCTCGTCCTGATAATACTTGATGCGCATTCCCTGAAAACGATAGCGGAATTCTGAATCCCACTCCATCATTGAAAAGAGACGTTCCGCAAAGGGTTTGCAGGTTATCTGCCTGCTTTTTCTGTCAGCGCCCTTAACAACGCACCAGCGGATCGCATCCCGTGCTCCGATCTCACAGGGGCGCACGATCAGCTTCTTTTCTGTCGGATTGATCAGAAACTGCACATAGGTAGCGTTTTCAAGAGCCTTGATGCAGGCATTGTTGAATGTGATGCTGTTCACACGAACAGTCATTGCAGGATCAAAGCGGTGCGATACGAATTCTCGCCTCACTACTTGATAGCCTGCATAGCTGAAATTGCTCTCCTCTGCCAGCCTTCGTGCCTCAAGCTGTTCCTCACGGCTCAGCGGAGACGACTGCGAACGCTGTATCGACATTTGTGTCGGCAGTGGCTTCGGGCGGTTAAAGCCGGTCGCCCAGGGCTGCATAGTTTCCATTATGCTTCCTCCTTATATGTATCTCCTGTGCTTTCGCTGCGGCCATATCTCTTCCACGAGCAGCCTGTCCAGTTCAACACAGATCTCTTTTGCACAGTCCGACAGATCTCTGTCATTCATCGGACTGCTGACAACATCGGTATATGCTTTCCGCATGATATCCTCGGTAAATGCACTGTAGACCATTCTGCTGGACTCATCATGCATGATACATTCACAACGGTATATGTAGCCGAGCCAATATGCGTAGGAAAGCTCATCAATATTGCTGTTTTCCGTCTCGGGCAATGCAAGCAGCGCTTTCGGAGTATGCTTCATGTCTGCTTCATAGGCATGAGCCAGAAGCATACTCTTGTTTTCGGTCTCATCTGCGTTTTCGAGGATCTCCTCGATCCAGTACAGCGATTCAATGATCGACCGGGGATTCTGCATCAGCGCAGGTATCTGAAGCAGATCCTCCAGTGCGCTGCCTACACCGTTCGATGAAGAAAAGTTATAGTCTATCACACCTGCAAGCTGGCTTGTCATATACAGCGGAACAAAGGAACTCATCGGGAACCCCATTGCCGCCGCTTCCATGAACAGCTTGCCCTGCTTCTGACAGTAGATCGTGTCATTCTCCGTCCACACACGCTGTGCGTTCAGAACATTCTGATTGCGCGGTGCGGCTCGTTCGAGCCACATCATACGCTTCACATTTTCAGAAAGCGGCCTGCTTTTCGCTGGATCTCTTGACATTACTCTCCCTCCTCTCCGGCATCGGTTACCGATGCTTCTATGATTTCATTGTCCATATATTCCGGTTCAGCCGGAAGCTCGGGCGGATCCTCCTGTATCTTACGGAGCATTTCATCGACCACTTCTGCATCGTATCTGTGGTTAGTATCCAGAGGTCTTGCCGGTGCCATCCACTCCTCCCATGTACCGTTGCCGTCTATACTGCGGAATGTAGATGTGTGCTTGAAAGCCGGGATTCCGAAGATTTTCTTGTTCAGTTCCAGTGCCTTCTGTACCTGCTCCGCCATCTCCACAAGCTCCTCCGGTTCATCGTCGTCATCCGGCGGTATAAAGTAGCTTTTCGCCTCCTCAGCAAGGCGTTCCTCACGCTCCTGCTCCTCCCGCGCATGAATGATCTCCTCACGCTTATTGACTGCTCTGCCGATATAGTTGTCAAGGTCAAATATGAGGACCTGCTGAACACTATCGTCCGGAGCAGTCAGCAAAATCGGCTGACAGGGTATACGGTATGTGTACTCTGTATCCCAGCCCATGCTTTCATACAGGATCCTGCAAAGATAACTTGCTCCGCGGCTTTTGCCGCCCCATTCGATGGCGTTCGGATTGTTCTTGTCACAGGGGCGGACAACTAGCATACGCTCAACCGGATTAAACAGTATCTCTGCATATGCAGCACGCATTTTTGCAACGCAGTTTGAACTGAACAGAATATCTCTCTGCCCGATGCGAACAACAGGTTCATGGATATGGCTGAACATCTCGCCGCTGACGACCTGAAAGGTTCTGACTGTTTCAGCCTGTTCTGCCAGCTCTTGTTTGCTGCGGTCAATGCCGTCCATTTCGTCCTTTACCCTCTGCTCCGCTTCGGTCAGTTCACGGGCGATACGGGAAATACCGTGGTCGTCCATCAGTCCGGCAAGCCTGTGACCGCCGTCCGGCAGGAACTCGTTGTCCAGATCATCGTCCAGCTCCTCATCCAGAAGCCCCATTGCGATCTGTGCCGCACGGTAATAGTCCTCTGCATCAAAGCCTGCCCATGAGCGGTTCATGGAGATAAAACCGGTCAGCACACCGCTGTCGATTATATGCATCGGCAGATATGAGCCTTCGTGACCGTAACGCCTGCTGTTCAGTATCCGCTGTGCAGCGTTCCACACTCTGCGCGGAACGATAGCTTCATGATGATTTGCCTGAAAATACTTGTTTTTCTTACCCCGATTCTTCTTGGATTTGTGATCTTTGAAATTCGGAGTATATGTTTTTCTTGAAAGCACATCGCCGCAGTAGCGTTCATTTCGTAATAAGGTAACAACACCGCTGCCTGTCCAGTTCGTATTCAGTGAACCGTCCTTGCGTCTGCCGCCTGTCGGGATCTGCAATTCTGTCAGAACACCTGCGATCTCCTCTGCTGTACTGCCGTTGACGAGCATCGCATACATCCACTCCACGACTTTAGCCTGCTGCGGATCAACGACCAGTGTTTTCTTTTTGCTGCCGAAGCCGTCCGGAACTTCAACTTTATCATAGCCGAACAATGCCGGTGTGAGGAAACGTCCGCGGCTGAACCGCCACTCCAGCGAAAGCAGCATCGCTTCGCTTTTCATATGGCTCTCCTCTTCGGCGACCATTGCAAGAACGATCAGGATAACACCGCTGGTCTGTAATCCGGTATCCAGTTTTTCCTGTTCAAAGTACACATTCACAGGCGGGTTCAGACTTTTCAGTTCTTCAACATACTTGATGCAGTCCATCAGGTTTCTTGCGAATCGGGAGACCGCCTTTGTGATGACCATATCGATCTTTCCGGCACGACAGTCCTCAATCAGCTTTAAGAAGCCGGGTCTATGTGCCGTATTTGTACCGGAGAAGCCGTTATCCACATACATCCCGGCAAATATCCAGTCCGGATTGGATTTGATCTTTTTCTTATATTCCGTCTGCTGCAGATGGATCGAGATTGCCTGGTCGATATCATCTGTGGATACGCGGCAGTAGGCTGCCACTCGTAGCTTCCGGGGAGCACCGTCTGTCTCACCGACCGCTGCTATCTTTCTGATCTGACTGCTGTCGAGTGAATCAAGCTGCCTCGTGAGTGCTGCTTTCTCCCTCTTTCTGTCAGACTCAAAGCTGCTGCCTGCGGGTGTACTGCTCGGGTGTGCCGCACGCTCTGCGGCTGCTTTTTTCACATCCTTCAA